TAGTAAAGAAGTTTTATACCATTTCAGTTGTGAAATTTGTTATAATTGGTGGACCTATCCAGCTGGAATGCACGAGACAGACTTTAATACGAAAATATGGTTTTGTCCACATTGTTTACATGAACATAGACCCCCACATAAGAATGTATTCCTACAGTCAGACAGATAAAAATGGGTTTAGATGATATAAAGTTTCCAGTCTATGTGATTGGTACTGAAGATATAGAAACTGTAGATAATGTAGTATTTGCAGATGGTAAAGTAGTTGATGATAAAAATATGAGTGGAAAAACGATAGGAAAAAGAAGACTAGAAACTGATCTTCCTAACTTATACTCACTAAGATATATGATAAAGTCAAAAGTAGCACTAGTAAAACACAGAGGATATATTTATATCGATTCAAAAGGAAGACTTTTTTCATATAAAAAACGTAAATTTTTTCCGTTAAAATATCATAAAATAAGAAGAGTTGATATGAAAGATGTGGCATCATTATTATGGCTTGAAAATATTAACTTCCCAATAGAGATAGAGAGACCCCCCGCTGAAGAATATACTTGGGCTGGGATAATTTGGAAAGGTACAATCCCATGGTTTTTCTATGAGTACTCAACTGAATGGAAAAAAGAAACAAAGAGAAAGATATGAATAACTTAATCTATATGGGTGGGCTACTAGGATTGTGTATAGTGGTTTTTATAATAGCGTATAAAGAATGAAAGCAGTACTAAGTAATAGAATTTATATGACAGTAAATGATCACCTTGAGTCTATAATTGATAAACAATTAACATATAAAATACCATCATATAGACCTATGGACCCGCCTCAGATTATTAAAAATATGGGGTTCATTAGACAAGGGTTTATAACTATGCCAATAGGTAGAGACGACCTTATTCCCACAAACTATGAGATAGTAGATAAACGATTAGAAGTTCCTGCGGAGTTCCCAGAATTTAAGTTTGAATTACGAGAAAGCCAACAAGAAGTTTATAACGAAGTACAAGATAATTGTATAATAAACGCTTGGGTAAGTTGGGGAAAGACATTTACTGCGTTAGCAATCGCAAAGAAACTCAAACAAAAAACACTGGTTATAGTGCATACTTTAGCTCTACGATCACAGTGGGAAAGAGAGGTACAAAAAGTTTTTGGAATTAAATCTGGAATTATAGGTAGTGGAAAATTTGATATTGATAGTCCAATAGTAATTGGCAATGTTCAATCTTTATACCGAAGAATTCCTGATATAATAAATGAATTCGGATTATTAATTTTAGATGAGATGCATCATGTTAGTAGTCCAACTTTTTCGAGAGTTGTAGATAAAAGTCGAGCAAGATATAAGATTGGATTATCTGGAACAATAGAAAGAAAAGATAAGAAACATGTAGTTTTTAGAGATTATTTTGGCAGTAATATTCTAACTCCCCCAAAAGAAAACTACATGACTCCCTCTATAGATATAATACATACAGATATTAGATTCTTAGACGGAGCTGCCATACCGTGGGCTAGAAAGGTTAATCAACTAGCTTACAATGAGGAATACCGACATTCAATTGCAATGATAGCTAGTGCTTATGCTAGTAGAGGTTATAAAGTTTTGGTAGTATCAGATAGAGTTGAGTTACTAAAAACATGTGGTGCTTTGAGCGGAGAAAGAGCTATAGTAATTACTGGAGAAATTCCTCACACAGAAAGACCTAAAATGATGAATAGACTATATAAAGATAAAGATATTCTTTATGGAACACAGTCTATTTTCTCAGAAGGTATTTCTTTAAACTGCTTAAGCTGCTTACTTTTAGCTACTCCCGTTAATAATGACCCTTTGTTAACACAACTAATCGGGAGAATAATAAGACAAGAAGAAAGTAAGAAAAAACCAATCGTAATTGATATTAATTTGAAAGGTAAAACAGCCCGCAGACAAGCGAATAATCGGTTGGGATACTACATGAAACAGGGATATGTCATTAATCACCTGTGAAAATTTAGTACTTGACACCGAGTTAATTTTTTGGTATAATAGATGTTAAGATATGATTGGAAAAAGATATTAAAAGTGACGAAAGGCAGTATAGTTGATATATTGTTAATAGTACATACACTTACTTATAATCTTACACCCAAAAACTATCGTGATCCATTATATAAATATTGGAATAAAGACTGGTCTGGGAATAGTTTTTTAGTAACTCCCAAAGCTATTTTCGAAAAAAGACCACAATTTTCTGATCGAGAATGGGCGGAATATATAGCTGTAGCAAGCTATAGAAATTTGAATTCCTACTATGAAAACAGAAAAACAACACTAGATCTTTTGCACAACCCTGTGCCTGAGATCATAATAAAAAACAACAGGCTACTCAAAATTGAAGACGGAGTTATACACTTTAGATTTGAGAAGTCCCCCTAAATGGAGAAAACAAATGGCTATACAATTTGCCAAGCTAGAAGGTAAAGCAAAAAAATCAAGCATAGTACAATTTCAATACCGAGATGGTGATAATATTGTACGTATGGTAGGTGATATCCTCCCCCGATATGTTTATTGGATAAAAGGAGAGAATAACAAAAATATCCCTATGGAATGTTTGTCGTTCAACCGCGATACTGAAACCTTCGATAATAAAGAAAAAGACTGGGTGAGAACATACTACCCAGAAATGAAATGCGGTTGGTCTTATGCAATACAATGCATAGATCCTGCTGATAAGCAGGTAAAAGTCCTAAATCTAAAGAAAAAATTGCTAGAACAAATAATGCTAGCAGCAGAAGATTTAGGCGATCCTACAGATCCAGAAACTGGTTGGGACATACACTTTAAAAGAGTCAAAACTGGTCCGATGGCGTTTAATGTGGAGTATCAATTACAAGTTCTAAGATGTAAAACTAGAACTTTGGATGAAGAAGAACAGGCAGCATGTGCTGAACTCAAATCAATGGATGATGTTCTTCCTAGACCAAGCACAGAAGCGCAAAAAGAATTACTGGATCGTTTACGTTCTTTAGGAAGCGAGACACCTAATGAAGTCGAAAAGGAATTTAATGGTAACGGCAAAAAACAACCGTGGTAAACACCATACTATTCACAGCAGACTGGCACTTGAAACTGGGACAGAAAAATGTTCCAGTTTTATGGGCACGTAATAGGTTTAAACTGTTTATAAAACAGTTAAAAGAGTTAGAAAACAAAGCAGATTTACATATAATTGGAGGCGATTTATTTGATAGAGTGCCTTCAATGGTAGAATTGGAATTATATTTTGAGTTTATAAGTGGAGTTGGTATTCCAACATTAATATTTGATGGAAACCACGAAGCAACAAGAAAGGGAAAGACATTT